CGCGAAAGGGAACCCAGCAACTTCACTGCCTCGCGGCTCGTGGTTGATGGTCGTGCGTCCAGCGCGTAGCCGGTCTCTCCCTGCCCGTAAGTCAGGGAGGCCCTCCGATAATTCCGCCAGCGGTTCGGGGGTTAAACCGTGTGGTGTGTGTGCCAAAGTTGCACATCACACGAAGCAGGTGATCCACAATGGGCTGCAGTTGCTTCGGATTCGGTATGGTATCCCATACTGCGAATTTCCGGACTGCGGACCCTCGGACCTCTCCCGCTTCCTCCAATTTCTTCTGCTACAGGGGAAGGAGCGTCCCTCTGTAGTGTTTCCCCGGAGACAATCCGGGAAAACGTCAAATGACGGCCTGGTTAGGCTCACCAGGCTTGAGCGCACGCGGCGATGGGAATTTGCCCATGGCGCCGCTTCAATTAAACGCAACCTTCCACAAGGTTGCTCCGCTCACACTCCGTCCGCGTATTCTGCATGGAGGCAGAATGCGTGCTCTCAACCCCCCCCTCCATCTTCCGAGTATCTCGAACACGTCCGGCGTGTTTCTACTCGACTCTTTCCCGCTGGGTGGGATAGGCACTATGATTCCTTCGTCGGGAATCATGTACCTAATCCCAGCTCGCGTAAACCCCGGTTTTCCAGAGCGGATATGCTCTGGGCCGGGAGGCGGGGAGAGTTCTTTACCAAGACAACGTGCGAGACGGAGTTGCCCCCGTCGTTGCACGCTCGGTACAAAGAAGTCCCTTCTGCAGGGAAGTGTCGACCTCTTCTCATTTTTGATGAGAATGTCGAGCTTTTGGCACCGCTTCATAAGATGATTTATTCTCATCTTAGAAGACAGCCTTGGCTTCTTTGCGGTCCTCCGACCGAAGAGAAGATGGCATCTGTCTGTGTTGGCGAGTACCAGACCTCGGTCGATCTGGTAAACGCAACTGACGGCCTCCACCACTCAGTGGCGGAGGCACTCCTTGAGTCCCTTTTCTTCACTTCTGTGAAGATACCCCGGTCTTTGCGCTCGCTGGCAAAGGCTTCCCTTAGTCCTTTCTTTAAGGACGTCCAGGGTTCGGGGACTCTCAGAGTCGTTCACGGACAGATGATGGGATCCTACCTCTCCTTCCCCCTCCTTTGTTTGCAGTCTTACTGCGCCGCCACTTGGGCTGCGCGGTTTGACCCATGCGCTACTTTCCTCGTGAACGGGGATGATGCCGTCATTTCGGCCTCACGAGGTGTCACTGTGCAGGACTACCCTTCGGGGTACCGGCTCAACAGTGCCAAGACGATTGTAGCGAGAAACGTCGTAGAGATCAACTCTACGTGTTTCCTAAGGAGGGGTAAATGGCGGGAGATTCGCCATTTGAGGAGAGGAGGAGCTCTTACCGATTATCCGGGCATGCTGCACATGGCTTCGGCTGTGTCTGCAGCAGGCCCGGGATTTGTGGACGCGTTCCAGCGCGCGCGAATCGGTAGGAGATGGGGTTTTCTCCCTTCCCAATTAGGTCATTTGACCTACCCTGCGTATCTACGGGAGCAGGGCCTTCTTCGACGCCGTAATCCCACGGTGTTGCCCGCTGGACCTTCTGGCCAGGACGAAGAAGGATTGCGTCGGATCTATGGCAGGGATCCGCGTCCCGCTGAAGTTGCAGAACTTCAGTCCCACATGTGGGCTAACGGGAGGAAGGGGGGTTTGAAGAGAGACGTATGGAGTCCGTCCTGCGGCTACATACGTCGGACATACCGCTACAGGGCCCGGCCCTGTTGGTCTCGCCTGAGTTTCGTCGGCCCAGGCAGGCGCGTTGAGGGGCTTCGCCGGCAAGCCCCGCGTTGGTTTCTCGTTCCTGACGAGTTTCTAACGGACGAAGAGATTGGAGGGTTCGAGGAGCTCCTAGATTTGCGCTCTGCGTTTATCTAGGAGCTGGCGTGGGTACGGAATACTCTATGGGAAGGGGGTCTGTCCCCCATCCGGGAGGAGTGAACTGTGGCTGGGTGACCCAGCTCGACATGGGATCCGCTGTTAGCCCCGAAAGGGCATGCGTATCTTAGATCCCACCCCAATTGCGATTGGGCAGTTCGCCTCCTTTGGAGCCACTTCCTAAGGACCCTCGCGCTGGTCCTCGAACGATGAGGTTCGGTGCTCCAGGCACCTGTGGGTGGTCGCGCTGTTTATCAGCGTCGCGGGACTACTGCCAGAGTAGTAGGGCGACCACCAGTGGAGGACGTTATCACCGCCGGGGTGAGTCGTCTAGCGGCTTCGGCCGCATTTAGCCCACTGA